CCTTGTGCCCTAATGCCCGCCTCCAGAGCTTTATTAATAAGATCTTTACGATAAGTCTCAGCAAGCTCTGCCTTTTCCAACAATTCCTCATTTTTCTTCGTCAGTTCTGTTATAGTAGCATCCTTTTCACTAATAACCTTATCAAACTCATCTTTTGTTACATAATTACTCGAATCAAAAGTCGTGGTAGAATCTGCTATAGACTTAATATAAGCGTCAACTTTGCCTTGTACAAACTTGTTGATAGCAGACTCAAGATTATTCTCATCGGTAAATTCTATACCCATTTTGCTCAATACTTCCTTAAATTTAGCCAGTTCCACTTCCTCTTCACTCCTTCTCTTTAAAAACTCACTTCCGCCGGTATGTTCATCTGTATCAACAAACAACACTGAACCGTCTTTAGTGAAATATTGGTATATTTTTGTATTTAATGGAATATTTTTAAAATCATCCATCAGGTGTAGTTTAGACAACATATCAAAATCATTAACACCTTTTGAGTAATTTGATACTACACGTGCTCTACTACATGCTCCTGCGAATACAAAAGAGTCTTCATCAAGGCTCCCTTCTCCATCAGAACCTACAAGTACATAACATGTTTCTACAACATCCTGCCCATTTTTTTCTACAGCATATTTTTTACCTGGTATATGAGGACAAGCACGGTAATCTCTTATATCGTTACCGCAAATAGAGCAATCCCACTTATTTGCGCTAAAACCGATAGACGTTGCAAAATTAATTCCAGTTTCTATACCTTTTACTATATCATCTGTTGTCATACCGCCCTCAAGAGAAATACCTAAAGGTATATAAAAATCACCATAAAGTGTTAAAACTTCTTTTCCAACATCAGCTACATATTCATTTTTAATCCTTGCGTCAAACGATCTCCCAACAGGAAGTTTCTTGTTATTATGAACAAGCAATAAAGCTATTCCTTGTTTCGCATCCTCCATAAATGTAGTTAGCAATGCAGGCTGTATAATTGAATGGTAGCTTGTAGGAAGATTATCTATCATAAGATTAGAAAATACATAACAATCATCAGCAGTAAGCGGCGTTTGACTGAATTTACTATTAATAATTTGTAATTGCTGTTCTGTAGGTCTTCCCATTGAACTACTCCTCCTTTGATTAAATCTTCTCATTTGCCGTTCAGCAACCCGTCTAACAGCAGGTTTATCTGATTCTGGTATATTACTACCTTCTATTCTTGCTAAAGCATTTTGTACAGCGTTGTGTACAACATGCGGTCGGCCACCTTCAATGCGACAGTACGGAAACTTAAGCTGCTCAAAATTTTCGAGTTTTCTAGAATCATGCCAAAAATATACCTGCTTTAGTTTAGACCAATTTATTTTTTCTTTATCACCACTGCCGTCACTTGAAGCCCATCGCCTTAATTCAGGTTCAGCTTGGCTTGCATCCCAATTATAATCACCAGATAAAGGGAAATCGTGATATGATTCAGCAGGCATTAAAACCAACCCCCCCCTCAATTTGAATTAGAATTATCTATATTCCCACCAGCAGATGGGTTATTGTCTACGGTAGGTCCAACAGTTCCTCCATCTGCATTCCTAATTCTACTACCTTGTACTAATGGCACAGGAGAAACAGGATCATGGCCAATAGCCATGCGGGCGGCTTCTTCCTGAGAAATCCATCCTCTATCATACATGAAAGCTATGTTATTGAGTTGAGTAGCACGGAATTGCTCTTGTTCTAGTTGACTTCGAATTTCAATAGGTTTAAACCTAAACTCCACTATACCTTGTTTACCTTTTATATTTAAATACAAGGTTAATATTTTTTCCATTACTGTCGCAATATACTTTTGAATCCCCGCTAAACCTGATAAATAAAGTTTTATTTCTATCTTGGCAAACGACTCTGTGTTTCCCGTGCTCCGTCTACCTAAAATTGTAGATAAAGTCTTTAAACCACTCTGTATAAGATTATCTATAGCGTGCATTAATTTCTCTGGATCAATTAATGCTCCACCTTTACCGCCCGCCTCCCCTATTTCAACACTATCGTAGTGTACAAATACATCATCAGGATTCAAACTATTGTACATAGCTATAATTTCTTTTAGCCTGTCCCTGAGCCATTGTTCTTTTTTAACTTCATTATTGCGTACAGCCATTGGCATCCTTTTTAAAAGCACTTCTTCGATAACTTTAATATCAAGCCTAGGATATCCTTGATTATGAACCACAGCTTTAATATCATTTAAAACCTGAAGTTGAAATAAAATAATTGTTAATACACTTGTAAAAGGAGAACGGCCATAAGGGTCATCTATTCTTTCATCAATTCCCTCATATATAAACGTAGGAATATCCAGCTTTATTTTCCCTTGATCTTGGTAAGGTATATACCGCCCACCCTCAATTTTAAACTCAATTGTTGCAGGATCTACAGGAGCAATAAACGCAACATCATTCTTATCTGGAGTTAAAACAAGTTCACAAGCGATAGCTCCTCTAGTTATCGCACTAATAAAAAACTGGTCTATTATTTTATCAATGTTTTTAGATTTCTCAAACCCAACCATATTAGGTATTCTTAACCGTTGAAATAAATCATCAATCTCCTTAACGCCTTGCGGATATTCTTTACCGGAACCTATTTTCTTTACTGTGTAAGAATAACCACTATTACCAAGACGGATAAAATTCCATAAAGCATAAGACAAGTCTGGGTGAGCATCTGTCAGTACATCTATCAATTCAAAAACACTATAAGTTTTAAGCTTCCTATCATCTAAACCTAAATCCCTTAAAGTCTTTCTAGGAAGAGATCCAAATACTCCTCCACCCACTTGGTTTTTGGAAACTGAAGTTCTGCTGCCTCCAAGTTCCGGTGGTGGCGGAAGTTGACTTGAGTTATTTCTATTTGAAAAAAGTTTGTTAACTCTTTTAAATATGTTCAACATTAAACACCTGCCTTTTCAAGAGTAGAATAGACAGTAAATGTTATATTCTAACATGCATTAATCGAATGTTAATTTTTTAACAATGTGCGGGATTCTTTTAATTACCCATGTGCGCCGAAGTCGCACATGGGTTAGGTGAGGAAAAGAACTTTATTTTAATTTAAAACCTAAAATCAAAGACATTAAAAGTTAAAAAGAAATGTAAAATTTTAGTACACGTAAAATTTGAGTGCGTATATAATATAATACTTTTATAATATAGACATTAATTATAATAGATATTATTATATATACGCACTCAATTTTTGCGTTTCACTAAAGTAAAGCACTAAGGTTTTACGTGTACTTTAACACTTAAATCTTCATCCATACTCCATAAAGTATAGTGTTAGTATTATCTATAAAAATAAAGATTAAATTTAATGATAAAAATTTTAGTACACGTAAAATTTGAGTGCGTATATAATATAATTCTTTTATAATTATATAATAAAAATAATACTTATATTATATACGCACTCAAATTTCGCGTACTTCAAAAGAGAGAAGGGTGATTGTTAAAATTTTAACATTTTATACTAATAAAAAGCCTCGTACAGGCTTAAAAATCATTAGGTATTTCTTTCTTAAATGTGATAAACTCTTGCTTAAATCTTGTTATAAATCCTCCATCGACTTTAAATTCTATAACCCACCCTCCAACTTTAGGCATAATACCTTTTCTTTTTAAGTATGGGGTTTGACCCTCAAACGATCCACACTGGATTATGTGTATATCTCTTTCATAGATATACTCTGATTGATGAAAATGCCCTATTAACATTATATCTGGCTTGTTTTCATTGTTAAAACCACTGGCAATACGCTGTGGGCGATATGAGATAGCATAAGCTTGCCCTGAATCTGGGTGTAGTAAATAAATAAACACTCCGTCTGCTATTTCAATATACGCACCATATTGTCCAAGATACTCTATGTCATCCCTTTCGACAGCAAACTTTTTTATAATATCCATACCTGATTTTGTATAAAAGCTTAAATCATGATTCCCAGATATAGCTTTAGTTTTTATACCACTTCTTCTTGGGTAGTTTTTTATAGCGTATTCGACCTGAGCGTCTGCTCCAATGTTAAATACTTCATATTCGTGTCCTTTATACATACCCATTCCGGCACAAATGTCACCGTAATTAAAGACACA